GGATATGAGCCGGGCGGCGGTGAGCCATTACCAGAGGATGAGGAAGATGGCGAAACTGAAGAAGAAGCCCAAGCCAGCAATCCTGCCCGGCAACAAGCTTGACCCGACCGGCGCTGACCGCCTTGAGCGCGGCGCAATGCGTGAATACGGCAGGCGCCTTAAGCAAATCAGCACGCGATACATCGAACTCCTTAACCGCATCCCGGCAGAGCCAGCAGTAAACCAGCGTTACACCTTCCAGTTAGACCCAACCCTGCTTTCAATGCTGCTGCAAAACGGCGATGCCCTCGTTGATGAAATCCTGCTGCAGGGCGGCGAATTCAATCCGTGGCTGTTTCAGGACTACGTTTCACCATCCTATCAGCGAGGCACGTCGCAGGAGTTTGCCAACCTGTCTCAGCAATCTCCCGCGTACGAAGCAGATCGCGGCAGTGTGCAGGACATCCTACTCAGTGATGCCTATCAAAGCCGGTTAATTCTGGTGAGAGCCCGCACCTTTGAAGAGATTAAAGGGCTGGCTGCGGATGTTAAGCAGGACCTGTCGCGAATCCTGACTGATGGGATGGGGCGCGGACAGAACCCGAAAGAAATAGCCAGACGGCTGCGTGACCAGATAGGTATTGAGCAGGGCCGTGCTAACCGTATAGCCAGAACGGAAATCACCACCGCACTACGGCGTGCCAGATGGGATGAGCATGATTCAGCCAAAGATGATTTGGGCCTGAACGTCATGCTGCTTCACCTGTCTGCCCTGAGCGCCACAACACGCCGGACGCACGCACTACGCCACGGCAACCTCTACACCTCAGAAGATGTCCGTGACTGGTACAGCATCAACGGCAATGCGATCAACTGCAAATGCTCTCAGGTCACTGTACTGGTAGATGCGAAGGGCGTACCGCTCAATTCCTCAGTAATAGATATCGCCAAAAAAGAGTTTACCCAGACATGGGGAAAGCGCATGGCAACCAATAAATCACATCACTGCTGCGACCATAAGCACGCGGCTTAATCGAGAGATAACCATGACTATGCAGGTCAACGTCACCACCAGGGTGAACAGTCAGGCTATTCGCCGTGAAACGTATAACGGTCGGCCGCATCTGGTGCTGCCAAGTTACACGCTGCCAGCCAACGTTGTGATGAACGGCGGCCTGTATCCGGCATCTGAAATCGACGCACATTATCAGGGGCTGGAAGGCACGCTGGCGCCGCTCGGTCATCCGACTGTAGACGGCCAGTTTGTCTCAGCCTTTTCACCTGAAGGCATCAACTCAGGTCACATTGGCGCATGGAACCGCAATGTTAAGAAGTCCGGAAACCGGGTTTATGCGGAGAAGTGGGTTGATACCACCGTAGCAAATCAGAGCGAAGGTGGTCGTGAGCTGCTTGAGCGTGTGGCCGCTATTGAGCGTGGCGATGACGTTCCGCCGATCCATACCAGCGTCGCTGTCTTTCTCGACCAACTGGAGTCCAGCGCAGAACAGAAGGCGCAGGGCATCGAGTGGGTCGCGAAGATTAACATGATGGACCACGACGCCATTCTGCTGCATGAGGTTGGCGCAGCGCAGCCCGAGCAGGGTGTTGGCCTGATGGTTAACGCTGACCAGGCGAAAACGCTGCAATCCAACTCTGGTGCGCTGATTGGCGAATCATACCGCGAGCGCGAACGCCGCCTTGAGCAGGCTGCCCGAGATAAGTTTGCTACCGGCCCAGATGACTACGCGTGGATCGCAGACTTCACCGACTCTCAGGCGATCGTCATACGTAACGGGGGCGATGCGCAAGTTTACGGTTACACCACCGAAGGCGGCAAGATCACCTTTGACGATACCGGCTCAAAAGTTGCCCGCCAGGAGTCATGGGTCGCCATCGTAGCCAACAAAGTTAAATCCCTTTTCACACCGCAGGATGCTCCTGCAACAAACCACCAAACGGAGGGCGATATGCCTTTAACCAAAGAAGAACTGGAACAGATTGGCACTATCGTCAGCGGCGCTATCGCTGCTAACAATGAAGCGTCACTGAAGCCCATTACTGAGGCGCTGGCAGGCATCCAGGCCAATCAGAAAACGCTGTCAGATTCACTGACCGCCAACTCACGCGCTGAAGAGAAAACCAAGCGTGATGCTGTCGCCGCAGTGCATGGTGAAATCGTCGCTAACGCTCTGTCAGGTGAAGCGCTGGACGCAATGTTTAAGTCTCTGGGTGAAGCCACCCACATCGGCACCAATAGTGCCAAAAACCCACCAGTGACCGGCGCACCGGATCCGGCTGCTTACTTCGGAGGTGCTGCGTAATGGCCCGTTATCGTCGCGTTAATATCGACGGTCAGTCTCTGTACAAGACCGAAACCCGCGTTACTGCTGCAGCTCTGCTGCCGGGTACTGCGGCTGTCATCAACGACGACAATGAGTTTGCGCAGGCTACCGCGCTGGCTGGTCGTCTCTACATCATTGACGTTGCCTACCATCAGGGCCTGAAAATCACTGAAGCAGTTCCGGCTGGCGACTCCGCTGTAGGTAACTACGTGGAAGAAGGTCGTGAGCTGGCGCTACTGTGCGTTGCTGGCACCTACGGCAAAGACGATCCGATCAAACTCGGCACGAACGGTCAGTTCACCAAAGCCACATCTGATACCGATTCGGTTATCGGCTACAGCCAGGATGAAGCGACTATCGCTGCGAGCTCTACCGACCTCATCCGCGTGCGTATGCGCGTCGGCACCGTTGCCGCAGCTGCTGGCGCTTAATCAGGAGAATAAGAATGTATTTTACCGCTGAAACACTGGCTGCTAACAGCCGACTGCGCGGACACTGGAACGAGCTGTGGGCGAACCGTGACATCTTCAATGCTCAGCACGACATGATGGTTAACGCGTTTCGTACGCGCATGACGCATGACATGCTGGCAGCGAATGCCATCGGCGGCTTTACCCGCGAGTTCTGGGCTGAGATTGACCGCCAGATTATCCAGATGCGCGATCAGGAAATTGGCATGGAAATCGTCAATGACCTGATGGGCGTGCAAACCGTTCTGCCGGTAGGCAAAACAGCGAAGATGTATAATGTTTCTGGAGATATCGCTGATGACGTATCAGTCAGCTTCGTTGGTCAGGCACCATACTCCTTTGACCACGCTGAATTCGGTTCTGATGGCGACCCGATTCCTGTGTTCACTGCTGGTTACGGCGTAAACTGGCGTCATGCTGCAGGATTGAGCACTGTAGGCATTGACCTCGCGCTGGAGTCTCAGTCCGCTAAGATGCGCAAGTTCCATAAGAAGCGCGTCAATTTCTACCTGAACGGCGATGCATCCATTTCTGTTGATGGTTACAAAGCCCAGGGCATTAAGAACCACCGCAATACGCAGAAGATTAATCTCGGAAGCGGTGCGGGCGGCGCAAATATCAACCTTACCACTGCTACACCAGCTCAGTTACTGGCATTCTTTGGCCCAACCGGACCTTTTGGATTGACCGCTCGCACCAACCAGGTGACGGCCTACGACAAGTTGTGGGTGAGCCCGGAAATGTGGGCGAATATGGCTAAGCCGTATCTGGTTGACATCAACACCGGTACTAACGCACTGCTTAGCGGCACTGTTCTGGATGCGATCAGCAAGTTCATCCCGGCGAAGTCTATTCAGATGACCTACGCGTTGTCAGGCAATGAGTTCATCGCCTATGAGCGCCGTCAGGACGTGATTTCTCCGCTGGTTGGTATGGCTGTTGGTGTTGTGCCGCTGCCTCGTCCGATGCCGCAGAGCAATTACAACTTCCAAATCATGTCTGCAGAAGGTTTGCAGATTAAGAAGGACGGCGAAGGCCTGTCCGGTGTGGTCTACGGCGCCAACCTGGCTTAAGGAGAAATCATGGCTGATAAATACGAAGTGATTAAGCCGTGGCACGGCGTAGCTAAGGGTGACGTAGTGCAACTGGAAACAGTGCATCCATCACTGAAGCCTCACGTCCGCAAGCTTTCCGACAAAGCATCGGCTGAGCTGGTTCCAGCAACACCTGGCGCCACGTCAGACAAGCAGGCCCGCAAAGATGCGATCACCAAGCGTCTGGGTGAGCTGGGTATTGAGTACAAAGGCAATCTCGGCGCTGACAAGCTGGCAGAGCTGCTGCCGGACGGTGAGCTGGAAAAGCTTTTCCCGACCGCTGAATAACAACCGCCGCGCTGGCGGTTTTTTTATGCCCTGTTCCGGCAGGGCTGAGAGGTATTCATGGTTACCCAGGAGCAGGCAAAAGAGTATCTGGTGAGCCAGGGTATTACGCTGCCAGATTTTATTCTCACGGCGCTTGTTGAGCAGGCAAACAGCATTCAGGAATGTCTGGATGCTAATTACCCGCCAGCTACTGCGTTACTCATTCAGATGTACCTGTTAGGACTGATGGGGCTGGGGCAGGGCGATAAATACATCAGCTCTCAGTCAGCCCCATCTGGTGCGTCGAGGTCATTCCGGTACGGTTCATTTGCAGAACGCTGGAAGGGTTCTCTTGGACTTCTGCGTGGTCTCGACAAAAACGGGTGTGCCACTGCATTGATACCCGCCGACCCAACTCAGCAGGCCTTTGCCGGAATCTGGATAGCGAAGGGCGGTTGCATGTGTGGGGGGCGTCGATGAGCTGGATGCCGGCGACACAACCACCAAAGCCATTCGATCGCGTCTGGGTTAGAACCTCAAATGGCCGGGAAACGACTGGCTATGTGAGCAGCAGCGGGGATTGGGTGATTAACTGCCCTCGCATTGCCGCTCAGAAGGCCACTGTGACGAGCTGGAGGAAATGACATGTCATCTTTAGCCAGTTGGTCATACACGGCTCAGGCGACCATCTGGAAGTCTTTGGGGCTGGATGAGTATGGCGATTCTCTTGGCTGGTCTGAGCCGCTGGTGATTGCCTGCGACTATCAGGGTGGCCTGAGTAAGCGGTTAGGAGCTATTGGCGGCGAGAAGGTGGTAAAGAACACCATATGGACGGAGTACGCACTGGCAGATACCGGTGATTACATCCTGATTGGTGCTTCGAGCAATCCAGACCCAATCGCCGCGGGCGCTGATGAGGTTATGCAGGCAATTCGCTATGCAGACACCTTTGAGCGGCTGGTTGATGATTATGCAATTCTGACGGGGGGCTGATATGGGAGTAAAGGTCCACGGCATCCGCCAAGCTCAGCAGAATCTCAACGCACTGATTGGAGACATTCAGGGCAGGAAGGCTGTCAGGGCTATTCAGAGCGCATTAATCATCGGTTCTTCACAGGCGGCACTGTATACGCCGATCGACACGTCCACGCTCATCAACAGCCAGTATCGAGAGCTCGACATCAAAGGCGCGCGTCTAACCGGGCGGGTTGGCTACTCGGCTAACTATGCGGTTTATGTTCACGATCCAAATGT